GTGCCAAAAGACACAAAAATTCCTGGTGGTATCACTACTTAAAAACATTTAATTGGAACCACGATCATAGGATTATTCGTAGAATGAAGAATTTGATCATGCGCCAATTGGAAAATGCTTATTTTGACGGAAAACCGTTCAAAACAACAAATCACTTGACATACTAACTGCTAGATAGTATAATAACTATATTAGTTATTAGAAAGGTCTAGAATGAGCGATCCCTGCCAGTATGTTATTTCAACCCTAGAAGATCACCCTTCACGTCTTAACAAAGAAGCAATTTTGGCTGTACAAGCTGAAGCAAATAATACTGAATTATTTGCAGGTATGCGATTGGCCTTTGATCCTATGATTACATTTGGTATTAAACAAGTTAAGGAAAAAACAGATGAAGATGGTCCTGGTCTTAGTTGGGATGAGTTTACTCGGCTACTTTCTGGCTTTATTGATCGTACAACAACCGGTAATGCTGCTCGTGATACCCTGGATCAAATGATGACACAGTCCACTAAATCACAGTGGAATGGATGGTACCGTAGAATTTTAATTAAAGATCTACGTTGTGGTGTTAGTGAAAAAACTGTAAACAAAGTAGTGGAGAAAAAATATCTGCATTTCTCTATTCCAGTATTTGGTTGTCAACTTGCCCACGACAGTGCAAATCATGAAACTAAAGTCACCGGCAAAAAACTTATCGAAGTCAAACTTGACGGTGTGCGTGTTATTACAATCGTTCGTGCTGATGGTCGTGTGGACATGTTTAGTCGTAATGGTAAGGAACTGGTAAACTTTCCGCACATTGCAGAACAGATCAGTCAAGTAGTTAAGCAAAAAGGTTCTAGCAAGAGCATGGACATTGTCTTAGACGGTGAAATTATGTCTAGTAGTTTTCAGGACTTGATGAAACAAGTACACCGCAAAGACAATGTTGAAGCAAGCGATGCCGTGCTAAACTTATTCGATGCTATTCCTCTAGCAGATTTTGAGAAAGGTGTCTATAATAAAAGTCAGCGTGTGCGCAGTAGCATGGTTAGTTTTTGGGTTGAACAAAATAAAGATCTTCTACCTAACGTGACTGCATTAACCAATGAAGAAGTTGACCTAGATACACCAGAAGGTCAGAAGCGTTTTAAAGAAATTAATGCACTAGCAGTTGCTGGCGGTTATGAAGGTATCATGATTAAGGATCCGGAGGCAGGATATGAATGTAAGAGATCAGTTGCGTGGCTTAAACTTAAACCGTTTATTGAAGTTTCCCTTAGCGTGGTGGCTGTCGAGGAAGGCACTGGACGCAATGAAGGTCGTCTTGGAGCCTTTGTATGCAGTGGTAATGATGACGGAAAGGATATTGTCGTCAATGTCGGAAGCGGGTTTACTGATGATAACCGTACTGCTTATTGGAGCTCACGTGATGCGCTACTTGGCAATATTGTGGAAGTAAGAGCAGACGCTATTACACAAAATCAAGATGGAACATACAGCCTACGCTTTCCACGCTTTAAAGGATTTAGAGGATTTGAAATTGGAGAGAAATTATAATGACTAATGCATTTCGCGATCAAGAAAAGTTCATGCGAGCTTGCGATCAAACAGTAGGCAACGATCCTCAACAGTATCTTATGTATGTTGGACTAATTGAAGAAGAATCAAAAGAGTTTGGGCAAGCATTATTAGCCAATGATCGTGTAGAGCAATTAGATGCACTTATTGATATCTTAGTTGTTACTATTGGTGCTATACATTCAGGCGGTTTTGATGCAGAAGGTGCATGGAAAGAAGTTATGCGTACCAACTTTGCCAAAATTGACAGTGAAACGGGTAAAGTACGTAAACGTGAAGATGGTAAAGTTTTGAAACCAGTAGGTTGGACACCGCCGCAATTAGCGCAATTTATCAAGGAATAGTATGGCACAGCATACAAATTATTGGACATGTAGCAAGTTTGCGGACTGGATTCGCGGCACTGATAAACCTGTATCTGCTACTATGGAAGATTGGGACGAATGGAATACTAGTGCTCGTAAGGCACATCCTGTTCGTTATTGGGTAGCTGATGATGGTCTTGACTATCTTCAGGATTTTGTTACATGGCCTATAAGGAAAATTTATGATCTTAAATATTACATTAACAACCGCTGGGTTAGTCGCACTAATGCCCTGGTGGCTCATCCTCGTGATATTGCTCCCGGTAGTTGGCGTGACGTTGGTGATCGCTTTTTGCCTTGCCTGTTTAATTCCTTGGTCGATTTTGTCGAGATTGAACTAGCATGGATGCAAGTAGCATGGAGTGATGAATCAAAAGAAAGATATAAAGCACCATTTTGGTCAAGCGGATGGTTCCGTTGGCGTACATGGCGAAATAAACGTGCTGGATTAGATAACTTAGGTTGGCAGATGAATCTAACTTGGGGTGATGACGAGTTATTAGATAAAGACGACCCACGCTATGGCAAACCCACTAGTCAAGCTATAAAGGCTAGAGAGATTTATGAACTATACTTTTGGTGGACTGTAATTCGTCCCGGACGATCTGATCCATATGAAGCTAGTGGTTGGACTGCTGTATGTGAAAAGGCCCGTGAAATGAATGGCGGTAAACTCACCTTTCGTACTCCGCCCGAGCTTAAGAAGGAACATGATCGTGCGCACAAGGCTCTTACCAAAATGGAAGCAGCCTATGAAAAAGAAGATGAAGAAATGTTGATTCGTCTTATTAAAGTGCGGCACGGGCTATGGACATAGAAATTCGAAAACGGGGCACTAAGTGGGTGGCTGAAGTTTGGTCCGATAATGAACATCCTGGACCAAACTTCACTATACTTAAAGAACCCGATTCTGAGCAAAAATACCAAGAAATCAATCGATGGTGTGTTGACACGCTTAAATACCATGCTCGCACAGCCTATCACGTGTTTGAGTTTAAACGACAAGAGGATTTGGAATGGTTTCTCCTAAGGTGGTCTTAGAAAGATTGTATCGCAAGTACAAAAGAAAATATATTAAACAAGTAAACTCAATGACTAAGAATACCTTATGTGCAGTACCATGGATGCATTTAAATTTTGAACCAAATGGTAAAGTAGTTCCATGCTGTTTGACCAGTCATCATAACTATTTTGCCGGTGATCTCAATACTCAGAATATTGAAGAAATTTGGAATAGTCAAAACATGAAAGATCTTCGCAAGCAGTTTCTTGCGGGAGAAGAACCTAAGATATGTGCAACTTGTTTTGATCGAGAAAAGATCACCGGCGAAAGCGGCCGCTATTATCAAAATAAAGAATTTCCCAATGTTATAAAGATTATTCCCGAGATTACAGAACCAGACGGTACCTGTAAGACTATGGAATTAAAGTATTGGGATTTCCGTTTCAGTAACTTATGCAACTATAAATGTCGTAGTTGTGGTCCACGATATAGTTCTGCTTGGGTGCCTGATTACAAAAAATTAGGTTGGGCTGATCAAGAAAAGGTCTGGAGTATTGAAAGCGTAGAAGACAAGACCAATTACGACTTTTTGAAAGATCAAGTTAAACATGTACAAAAGGTCTACTTTGCAGGTGGCGAACCGTTGCTCATGCCCGAACACTGGCAAACACTAGATCTTCTAGTGGAAAATAAACGCTTTGATGTTAAGATTAGTTATAATACCAATGCATCAAGTTGGACCTACGGCAAGAAAAATGCTCTAGATTATTGGCGTCAGTGGGAACCTTGGAAGATTGAAGTTTGGCCAAGTCTTGATGAAATCGGAGAACGTGCAGAGTTAATTCGTTCGGGTACAGTATGGAAGAATGTCGAAGCAAATTTAAAAGAATTGATTACATTAGATAATATTACAGTACGCCCGGGAATGACTATCGGTGCATGGAATGTACGCAGATTACCAGTTATTATTGATTATCTAGTCGATATTGGTGTAGTTAGTGCCAAACATAAGTATCAAAATTTCTTTATTAATTTATTACAACATCCTGCACACTATCACGTATCAATTCTGCCCGACGACTATAGACAGGAAACGATTGCTGAACTAAGAGCATGGATTGATCAACATAATAAGAAATATAATACCACAGTCGATCATGCGTTTACACACATTATCCACGAACTTGAACAGCCATTTAATCTACAGGCTGCTAAAAAGTTCTTATGGAACACTGAAAAAGTAGACGGAGTACGCAATGAGGATTTGTTTGCAGTTATTCCTGAGATGCTAGTAGTTAAAGAAGCTGTAGAAAATGCAAAATAAGATTATACGTATTGAACAAAATGATGTATCGTTAATGCACTTAACATGGGTGATTAATAACATCTGCACCAATGCATGTTCATACTGCCCATCACACTTACATAACGGTACTAATCATAACTATGATTGGGATAATGCCAGAAAATTTTTTGAAATATTATTTCAAAAATATCCAAAGATACATTGTAGTGTTAGCGGTGGAGAACCTAGTGTTAGTCCGTTTTTTCGAGAAATTGTTAAGATATTTTACGATGCTGGACATACGATTGGAGCAACCAGTAACGCTGCCAAGCCAGTCAGTTACTGGGAAGAAATTTCACCACATACAAATTATCTATGTTTTTCTTATCATCCAGAATTTCCAGATAAGGATTTTGTTAAAAAAGTCAGTGCTGCAGGAGAATATACATATGTTACTGTTAGAGTTATGATGTACCCTAGCTTGTGGCAGCATAGTTTAGACATTTATAATCAACTAATAGATATTCCTCATATTTTTGTAGAACCAGTTAGGATCGTAGATTGGGGAGGCGAAGATAAATCTGCTAGCACGTACACTGATGAGCAGTTACAGTTCTTTATCGATAATACTCGAATTCCTAAAACTCTGTTACATTTAACAAAGAAAAAACACGCTAGTATTGGAGCAAAGTTTTATTTTAATGATGGAACTACAGATATTAATCCAAATACTGTTGATTATATTAATGCAGGGATGACTAACTTTAATGGTTATTTGTGCGATGCAGGATTAAAAAGTTTGTTTATTGATTATTTAGGAAATATATATTTGGCTAATTGCATGATAGGGGACCCGATTGGTAATATCAATGACCCTAATAATATTAGCTGGCCCACTCAATCAATAATTTGTACTAAATCATTATGTCATTGCTCTAGCGATGTAGACATTAATAAGAGAATACTATGAAAATAGCACAATTTAAATTTGAATTAGAAGACGGGTCTCCGTTAGTATTAACTTATAATTTACAAAATAATAGCCTGACACCCAAATGGATTGAATGCGTTAATCAACGCAAGAAAGAATCCAAGAAACCTTCAAAAATAGAAACTATCTTTAAAGGTTCTAAATTTCCAAAGGATCCATTAGAATTAAAAATTACAAACAAAACAATTGATGATCTAGAAGGGTTAATGCTTAAACTTAATAGTATAGTTAATCAAATTAATAATTATTATGACGAGACTCTTCCTCTGTTTAATACTACAAAAGAAATAGACCATACAATTTTAAATTATTTACATGAGCAATTTGAAAGATACGGAGCTCGACACAGCGAAATAGAAGCTGCTGGCAACTATCAGACACACTTTAATACAGTGGGCGGTAATCCTGATCGATATCCAGGAAATTCTTTTAAGATAGAATTTCATCAACTATGGTTAGATCTTAACCAATGGATTCATATCACAGAATCAGCGATGATTGATGAGGGGTATCCTAATTTTAGTTGTTTGATTCAGTATACCCCATTTATAGAACAAGGTGCTCGCATCACTCCTGAAGACAAATTATTCTTAGATCACACACCTAAATGGGGTCAGTTATATCTAGGATATAACACACTAGGCAAAGATTATATGCATGCCTATGCTGATGACGACAAGCGGGTTATTACTAACAACCAAGTTAAAGTACAAGAATGGCTTAGTACTGAAGTATGGTTAAACTTCAGCAAAGATGAACTATACGCACCCTATAAAGATTTTGAATTAAGATTCTATAATTGGTGGAAATCAATCGAAGGTAACCCCGAATTTGTCAACGTTGATGAGTTAGCATTAGGACGATATTACCTAGGTGAGATTAGTTTTGATGATACTTTCTTAGATTTTCACCCAGTATACGAAGATTGGCTAGTACCTAATAGTGACATTAGACGAGCATGGAATCTTACTGTATTTAGGAAAATTGTTAAGGCAACCGGAGTTAAAATTATAGATGCTTGACACATTAGAAAAATTTATTAAAGAATCGTTAGATAATCAATGGGGGCCTAGCTGGCCATTACCTAGAGATATATTTCAATCAGATTGGCCGTGGGTCCCTGTAGATTTCGAAGCGGACTTCAAAAAGATGCATGATGAATGTGTAGCAAATGACCATTTGTTTGTAGGACACCGACAGAAAGACAAACAAAATAGTTATAGTCACGAAGGTTGGGCAGCAATTACCTTGCACGGTATAAATCCCACTGCTACTGAAAATTATGAACAATACGGATTTAATAGTGCTGCTGAAGCAAATTATCACTGGACTGAAGCATGTGATCTATTTCCAACTTGTACTAAATTTATCAAGAGTTTAAAATACAAACAATATGATAGAGTTAGAATAATGAAACTATCTGCAGGTGGATATATTATGCCACATGTTGATGGAAAAGGTAGGATATTTGGACCACTGAACATTGCCATTAATAATCCCGAAGGCTGTGATTTCTATTTTCGTAAATGGGGTCGTGTACCATTTAAGCAAGGTACTGGTAATTTCTTAGATATCGGAAACGAACATATTGTTTGGAACAATAGCAAAGAGGATAGATATCATTTCATAATTCACGGTAGTGGAATGGGTGAATTATATAACTATACATTAAATCAAATGAAGAATAAGTATGAACAAATATAAGATCGCTTACGGCATATACAATCAGCTTGATCGAATTAACAATGACGAGATGTATCTTAAAGCTAAGGGTGCATCTTTATTCTATCTTGAAAGATTAAACAGTAAACTAATATTAGAAAATTGGGACCCAATTACTATTATCTGTTGTGACAATATTCGAAGCATACTAAAAGAGGCTTCTGATCAAAACTTTGATTACTGTGTTATGACAGCAGCTGGATTACAAATTAAAAATCTACAATTT